AAACAAAATTCTTGTCAAAACTTCGTCATTTAAAACTTAAAATGAGTAAATTTTGCCGTAATATAATCGTATATACGTGGAATACACTCTGCCGAGTAACCCAGGTTCAATTGTCAATCAAATCGCTGATGATAATAGGAGCTGCTGGAGGCGTCACCGTTTATATCTGGAGATGCCGCTCGCGCATTCTGGGCGCTACAACAATCGGGTTGTATCCCAGTGTTCTAAGTTCGTTCGTACCAAGACTAATGCAAAATGTCATTATGGATCGTACTCGTAAAGTTATAAAGCGTAACTTCTACCCACTTGATGGATTGAACACCGTAACACCATTCCGTCTAAGTGACAATGGACACCCTCAATCAGGCTCAGTTCGAGACGCCGCTAGGCAAACCATTCAGACTTATATAAGTGCTAATGGATTGACCATCTGTGAAATTGCACCTAGTGGTTACCATTCACCGGAACGAGTCATAGGAGATTACTTCGCACCAGCCGACCTCGATAGAGCTCTTCGAAAAGATCAGCCAGTTGATACTGATGTTATTGTAGGCATCGATGTTGATTACTACATCAAGGACATGTCACAAGTGTTCCAATATTGTTTGCCATGCATTTTTCACAGTTTTCAACCACAGAAAGTGTCAGGTCGAGATGGTGATTCCCACTACACGATTGTTGATAACACTATCGACTACAGTGTAGGGGGAGGATCCATGTGGAAACATCAAGTTTGGAACTGGTGTGCAGCAGGAGAGTTCGTTGAAACAACAATTGAAGCTACCACCATCGGAGGTGTCATAGGACGTTTCTTTCTTAAAATTCTGGGAATAAAACAAAGTCTTTATACCAAAGTACATCATGCAAGACCATGGGTTAACTGCCCTGATAGAGTTTTTGTCTGGACAATACCACAATACACTGTTTGGAAATTCTGGTTTCTTCCTAGTAATATTCACGCTCGTCAACTGAGTAGAATTCAATATTCTGATCCGACTCGCAAGGGTTGGAATGTAATAACATACGTTGATGAAAATGCTGAAAAGATGATTAATTTCGGAAGAGCTGGAGAAGACCTTAGTGTGACCATAGAAAAGGAAACATATGATTTCCTTATGGGATTGTCCACACAACAATCTGTATCAACTAGAATGTATGCTTTAGGAATGAAAGACCCTAAGAAAATGTCCCTGATATGCCAATACTTTACTGGAAAAGTGCCGTCTGTACCTAGACCCGACTGCATGGTACGAGCTAGTGTCCCCAAAGCCCACTGGGCCGTGACCTCAGATGCAGATATGCCTGAAATAAGTGCTAGAGCATATTCTGCACCCATAACTACCGATGAAAATAAGATGCCTATGATCAAAAGATGGGAGTCCATGTCACTTTCAATTGATAGAAGGGTAACTTTTTACGCGAACAAGAAGATACCTAACGACCAATATAGAATGTTTGCCATGGAATTTGTCAAGCTTATTATACCAATACCACACAAAGGTATTCCCTACTCCTATTATGAAGTGGCCGAAGAGTTAGATAAACCTTCGCAAATCATCGCGTTGAAACAAATATGGGAAACCGTCGATCAGAAACCCCGCAAGATCATTGAATCCTTCTGTAAGAATGAACCTACAAACAAACCACCAAGAATAATATCTGCCTATCCTGATATAAGATTCTTATTGAAGTTCTCACGTTTCACCTTGAAATATCGCAATGACGTTCTGCATTCAGAACATAATGAACATTGGTTCTGCCCTGGTAAAACTCCGGAGCAGATTGCTGAACTGATTTGCCTTCAAGC